CGAGGCAATGGACAAGGAACATAAGTGGTAAACACCGAATGTAACCAACGAACGAAGCGTGAAAGGAGCCGCCCGATATGCCGAATGAACAGCTTTCACCAAAGCTAATGGCCGTAATTAACGAGGCCGTTGAGCGTGCTGTGGCGGCCACTCGCACCGCGCAGGCCACCGAAGCTAAAGATATTTACAAGCAGACCGAGCGCCGCCTGTATGCCTACCCTCACTTGCTGGAAAAAGTGCAGGACGATATCGCCCGACTCACGGACTTGGAGGCGGGTATTACCCAAGGGCATAGTACCAGCATCGTACGTTTCTCGCCAAGCGGTGTGCGCGTCGACCCTGATGACATGCTTGAAGCCATTCTGTGTGATGCCAGGGCGCGGCTGTCCAGAGATCAGCAGGAAGTCGAAGTGATCCAAAAAGCGCTCAAGGGCATTGAGCGTGATGCGTACTTTGCAACTGTGCCGGCTCGATATTTTGACGGGCGCGCGGACTGGCAGGTTGCGGATGAGCTTCACTGCGATGATAGCACTGTTAGAAGGAATAGAGCAAGATTGGTGAGGGTAATAACCATAAGATTATACGGAGTTGCCGCAGTGTAGTTGTTGCTTATAATGAAGCCCAGATTTGTATGGGTATTATGATTTAAAAAGTATTTTACTTGAAATGTGAGTGATATAATTGCCAAACGTCATTGATCTATATGCCGGTGCTGGCGGCCTTAGTTTAGGTGCTGCAAGGGCTGGTTTCAACGTAGCTGCGGCGGTTGAGTTCAATCCCCATGCAATGAATACACATATGCTGAATTTCCCACGTTCAATTCATATTCTCCGGGATATATCTGATCTTAATGGCGAAGCGCTTCTTCAATTATCTGGCCTCAATCAGCAGGATCTCATAGGCATTATTGGTGGACCTCCATGTCAAGGATTCAGTAGCATTGGACATGGTGCAGTTGACGATCCGCGGAATACTCTTTTCACCAAGTTTTTTCAGTTGGTCGAAGAACTTCAACCCGTATTCTTTGTGGCGGAGAATGTGCCTGGAATTATGAACAATAAATTCGCTCAAATCAGAACTATGGCATTTGCACACGTTCAAAACTATCAACTACTCCCCCCTATTCGGGTTGATGCCAGTGAATATGGCGCGCCAACAACAAGAACCCGTTACTTTTTTATCGGATATAGAGTTTGCAATCAGGTTGAACCATTCACACTGGAAGCCATTGAGCAAATGAAAGTACCGCTTCAGCAAAGAACGACCGTCCGTCAGGCTCTTGAAGGCTTGCCAAACAAAGTACCATATGTTGAGAACAGCAAAGGATTTGTAAAGCTTTCGCGCAACTACTATAACATAGATGCTGCGCATAAACAGTCTGCTTTCTTTTATGTAAGGACAACTGATTTGAAGCCAGACAATATTGGCGACCCAGAATATGTGCGAGACTATGCTAATAGACATAGAGTAAACGGTCTTCTTCCCACCAAGCATTCCGATGATGTGCGTCTTCGTTATTCACTGCTGCGGTGTGGCGAAAGAGACTCCGTATCAAAATCTATTCGACTCAATCCCAAAAGATACAGCCCAACATTGCGAGCCGGCACAGGCCCAGAGAAAGGAAGCTATCAGGCCGTCAGGCCGATTCACTTCAAGGATTCTCGAGTAATTACACCAAGAGAGGCCGCAAGATTGCAAGGCTTCCCTGATTGGTTTAAACTTCCAGATACGATTTGGCATGGTTTCAGACAAATAGGCAACAGCGTTTCACCCATTGTTGCTGAAAGAATTCTCACAGCGATATATCAAAGGTTAATTTGATGAAACTTTGGGTAATATTTATAGTATGAGACATAACTATTTAAGACATTTGGATCACTGCGGTTAAAAATAAACGGAAACTCATGCAATATCTCTTCTCGCACATCAGGATTTGGCAATAGTTTATTGAGTTCAGTTATTTCTCTAACGGTAAGAGCAGGTATCTCAATATGGCATGGATTATCCCATAGAAATGTATTGTGCGGAAAATGTGTCAATGCCGTTCTAATTTCTTCTTCCATATCGTGTGAATCAAGAACAATCCCAGTGAATGTAAGCATTTGTTGCCCGTCAGCATAGACACACGAGAATAAAGGGAAAAGAAAATTCGCTCGGTCTGGTGGGTCATCCACTAGTGCTCTCATGGCCGCTGTCTTGAGAATCTCTAGCAAGGTTAATGGGTACATCTTCGTCGACACATGATCTTCAGAGAGTACTGGTGGCAGATACTCTTCTCTTACACGACTTCTTAACGTTGCCAAACGCTGCGCATTGTCTTGACGATCTCCCTTTATTAACTCTAGGCAATCTGGTTTTGCGTTTAGCGTGATCCTTATAATATCACCCGGATTTAGCTTTTCAAGCAATGATGTAAAATCAGCAAGTTGCAATCCAAGCTCCTTTGGTGACACGAAATCTAGCCAGAAAATACTATGATCTGTGTCTTTGAGGAGCAGCCCTGCAAGATAATCCGTACTACTCATATTCTGCACAGATATACATTTGTACGGAAGATTATACTCCGCACGTTTATATTCAATAGGATCTATTTCAAGCGAGATCATTTCTCGAATGTTTAGTGTATCATGAATCGCTTTAAAGTCATCAAACAGAAACGACCCAAATCCGATATACTGATATTCTGACATTTGGAAAACTCGATTGAGGCCAATGAGAGTTTGAAGGAATAAGCTACGATCAATATTTTTATTTGGACGAAGATGATAGAAAGGTTGACCTCCCATATCAATCACCAACTCTATTCTTTGCTTGTTTGTGAATGCAATCGAAGCACTCTTCTCCAACCGTTGAAGGAGCGATAATGAAATCCCTATCGTTATGAAGATATTCTACAACATCGAGAATGTCTTCAAGATTCTTTGTGAATCTTATTTGTCTATATGGTTTCTCGCGGATTGGAACGGGTAGCTTTGGCATATGTACAATGCCCTCTTTACTACTACGGAAAACTAAATTGAAGGAGTTTTCTATATTCTCTCTTTGTCCAAGCAGTTGACTAATTGTAACTGGTTCAGCTGTAGTCGAGAATTTCCGCTCGTCTGTGTTCAACCCTTTCCACTGGTTGGTATAATTTGTGAAAATCTGAGTGCCTTGGCGCATCCTTTCTTTCACAATCGAATATACTCGCGACGAAGTATCAATTCCTCGCTTAGTAGTTGTCATAGGTAAAGATTGTGGATTGCTGCTTTTAAAAACCACAACTCCCCTTATGCCTATAAACTGTGTATGATAGTTAGGGACGCCAGCTTCCCCCCAACCGGTAAGGTGTGTTCTATCATTGTAAAGAACTACGCGATCATTGCAGATTACTGTCCAACCCGCTTCAGATGATGTCCTCCTCATTTCGTTCTCATCATCTATTTCATCTGGTGAGGGTGGAGGTGCATAGAAACCAACGGCTAAACTTACTTCAACATCACCAATTATCTGCTTAAACAAATAAGGCTGAATAGTTTGTCCGTCAGTATTCTTACCAATAAGTAATTGAACTGGATGTGGCTGCACCAATGTTCCATTTATTTTTATTTGAAAGCCTTTTTGAATAATCAAACTATAACTCTGACGTATTGAAGTAACTAAGTCACGGATAAACAAATCTAGCTTGTCTTTACTTTCCCAACGAGCAGAAATTCCAGCATTTATGCTCGTAATCATTATGGTTGTGCCACCATTTTCAAGTGTATTCGTATCTGTCAAGTCAGTAATTGGAAAGAACCAATCACCATCCATTGCCCAAGTTTGTGGAATTGTTACACTATATAACATACCGTCATTTCGAGTAAAAACCTCAGCGGCTCTGCCAATCTTAAAAATTGCTCTCTTCATTCCTATTCCGTAGATGCCGACAGTTGGTAATTCATCACCATCGGTATCATTGGGTGAGCGTCCCATCATGAACGCTTTTTCCTCACCAATTTTTCTTGGTATACCACCACAATTATCAGTAATTGTAAAAGAGTCCTTAGTAATGTCTATTGATGCAGAATAACCAAGATAATAATCAGGTTGATCCATCTGATCAATTGTTTGCTTTTGACGAACAGCCCCATCAAGGCAATTATCGAGCAGGTCGAGAATTGCATCATTCAAATCAATATCTCGAGTGAGCATCTCCATAAAAAACGCTTTCGTAGGGTATGCATTAGCAACTGATGTCATGATGTCCCTGCTTTCTTTGAGATATCTTTCTATTTATTTGATTATACTTAATGAGCGGGAGAATGGCAATACCTGCACATAGAGTTATCGCTTCCCGCTTTATACACAATATTGATGAACAATGACGCACAAACGCTGTGCACACCGCCCATGTTATACTACAAATAATGAAAATCCATCGAAACCCGCACCCACCGCCCGCGCGGTGGGTTTTTCCATTCCCCCGAAAGGAGGCTCCCGCTATGCCCAACATCCGCGACACGCTCACCCACCTGCGCCAGCTCCGCCTGTCGGAAGCCAGCAACAGCGAGCGGGCTTCCGACTACCTCTACCGCTCCACAAACGGCACCAGCAGCAAGCGCGCAGCCGACATCGGCGGCACGGGGCATTGCCCGCTGACCGACTTTGCCGGGCGCTATTCGCAGGCACGCAATGCCAGTATCGGTGCGCGTAGAGAAGCCGACGCCATCTGGAAACGCATCGAGCCGCACCTTATGCAGATGGATCTGGACACCCGCAGCGTCATCACCCTGTTTTACAACATGGCCACGCCGTGGGAGGATATCCCCGCTGCCATCAAGCGATCCCCAAAAGCCTGCGAGCGAATGCACCGCGAGGCGCTCGCCGCACTGGAGCGTGAACCATGGTGAAAGAGCATGTCACCCTGCCGCTGGCAGATATCATCCCGTATGACCGCAACCCGCGCCAGAACGATCAGGCGGTGCCCGCCGTGATGGAGAGCATCCGGCAATGCACCTACATCAACAACATCGTGGTGGATGAGGACAACATCATCCTAGCGGGCCACACCCGCCATAAGGCCCTCCAGCGGCTCGGCTATACCGAGGTGGAGGTCAGCCGCGTATCCGGCCTCACTGATGAGCAGAAGCGCAAATACCGCTTGCTGGACAACAAGACCGGCGAGCTGGCCGAGTGGGATTTCGACCTGTTGGCCAGCGAGATGGAAGGGCTGGACTTCGAGGGGTTCGATTTCGGCTTTGACCAGGCGGGGGAGACCGCCTTGCCGGAGATCATCGAGGATGATGCGCCGGAGCCGGATGAGGATCACCCGCCGTTTGCCCGTAGGGGCGATGTGTTCCTGCTGGGCCGCCACCGCCTGATGTGCGGCGACAGCACCGTGGCTGCCGATATCCGCACGCTCATGGACGGTACGAAGGCGGACTGTGTGTTCACCGACCCTCCGTGGAATGTGAACTACGGCGCCACCGATCACCCCAGCTGGAAGCCACGCACCATCCTGAACGACGCCATGTCCACCGAGGACTTCAAGGCATTCATGGATGCCGCCTACGGCCAGATGGCCGCCGCGGTCAAGCCGGGGGCGATGATCTACGTCGTGATGTCTGCGCAGGAGTGGGGCAACAACATGCTCACGCTCGCGGCTGCCGGTTTCCACTGGTCCAGCACGATCATCTGGAACAAACAACAGCCGGTGCTCTCCCGCAAGGACTACCACACCAAGTATGAACCCATCTGGTATGGGTGGAAGGACGGCGCGCCTCGCCTGTGCCCGCTGATGGACCGCAAGCAGAGCGATGTGTGGGACATTGACCGCCCGAGGAAGAGCGACGAACACCCCACGATGAAGCCGGTTGCGCTGGTCGCACGCGCCATACTGAACTCATCCGCACAAAAGGTGGTCGTGCTGGATCTGTTTGGCGGCTCCGGCACCACGCTCATTGCATGCGAGCAGGCAGGCCGAACCGCGCACCTGATGGAGCTGGACCCGAAGTATGCCGACGTGATTGTGAAGCGTTACCTTGCCCTGACGGGCGATAAAGAACAAGTGTTCTTATGCCGTAATGGGAAGCGCCTCCCCCTGCCAGCGGAGTTCACAAGCCAAGGGCGCTAAAAACACTGTAGGAAACGGTGGTGAGGAGGTATGCCCAACCCCAGAAGCCCGGCGCGTGAAATGGCCTATAACATCTGGCTTGGATCGCAGGGCCGCCGCCCGCTCACCTATATCGCCCATGAGTGCGGGGTATCCGCAGGGCAAATCCGCAAGTGGAAATCCGTCGACAAATGGACGCTGGAGGGCAAAAAAAAAGCCGAGCCTGCCGTTACCGTTCCACCAGCGAGAAAGGCGAGCGGTAACAGTAACGCTAAGCGCGGGAAGGGTAACGGTAACAAGGGCAAACGGGAAAAGCCCAAGCCCGGCAACCCATATGGCAACCCGAACCTTCAACCCGCCCCCGAGGGCAACAAGCGCGCGGTCACGGCGGGCGAGTATGAGACCATCATGTTCGACACGCTCAACGATACGGAGAAGCAACTCGCCGCGTCGTGTCTGGAAATGCCCGCGGCTGACAACCTGCTCCGGATGCTGGCCATCCTGACGGTGCGCGAGCGGCGTATCATGGGCCGCATTCACGCGCGCATGGCGCTGTCCGGCGAATCCACGCAGATCAGCGGCAGCGAGATGTTCGCGATCACGGCTTTGAACATCAAGGCCGAGGATACGGCGGGCACCGTGCGCAAAAAGCAGCAGGTCGCTTTCGAGCACGCCGTTTCCTTCCTGACTGATCTGGAAGATGCATTGACGCGGGTGCAAAACAGCAAGGCCAAGGTGCTGGAGTCGCTCCACCGGATGCAGCGTGACGCAATCCTGACCGACTTTGAACGCCGCAAGGTGGAGGCGCTCGAACAGCGTACCCTGCTCGAGCAGAGGCGCTTTGAGTTCGAGTATACGCACGGCGGCAGCGGGCAGTTCAACCCTGTTGGCAACTGGCTGGACGCGACGCGCCCGTCACCTGATGATGTCGCAGCCCTCTACCCCGCCGATGAGGGGGATGTGCAGTGAAAACGCACGACAGACGGGGGGCGGCATTCACCTTTCAGCCGTTCAGCCGCCGTCAGCTGCAGCTGCTCAATTGGTGGCGCGACGGCAGCCCGCACATCGATAAGTTCATCTGCATCGCAGACGGCGCGATCCGAAGCGGCAAAACCACCGCCATGATCGCGTCGTTCTTGCATTTCACGCAGGAGCGCTTCGCGGGCAGGGATTTCATCCTTGCCGGGCGCTCCATCGGCGTGCTCAAGCGCAACCTGATCAACCCCATGCTTCGGATGCTCAACGCGTGGGGCTGGCCGTATGAGTTCAACCGCAGCGATTATGTGCTCACCATCGGCACCAACAGCTACTACCTATTTGGCGCGAACAATGAGAAGAGCCAGGACGTGGTGCAGGGCATGACCGCAGCCGGTGCGCTATTGGACGAAGCCGCACTGATGCCGCAGAGCTTTGTGGAACAGGTGCTGGGTCGCTGCTCGGTGGACGGTGCCAAGGTGTTCATGAACTGCAACCCGTCCGGCCCGTACCACTATCTGAAAACCGACTTCATCGACCGCGCCACCAAGATGGGCGTGCTTCACCTCCACTTCGGCATGGATGATAACCTGACGCTGTCGCAAGAGGTCAAAGCCCGGTACCACCGCACGTTCAAAGGCGTGTTCTACCAGCGGTTCATCCTCGGTCGCTGGGTGCAGGCCGAGGGCGTCATCTATGACATGTTTGGCGATTCCTCCATCATCGACGATCTGCCGGGCGATCTGGCCAGCGCCTACCACCGCTACATCGCCTGCGACTACGGCACCAAGAACCCGTGTGTATACCTCGATATACGCTACAGCGGCGTTGATGCGCTGCTCGTGGAGGAGTACTACTTCGACTCGGCAGCCGAGCGGTACCAGAAGACCGACCAGCAGTACGTTGAGGACATGGAACGGTTCATCGGTACGGATGAGCCGCGCGCCATCGTGCTCGACCCCAGCGCCGCATCCTTCCGCGTTGCGCTGCGTCAGCGAGGCCACAAGGTGCGCGAGGCTGATAACGACGTGCTGGACGGCATTCGCATGGTGGCGTCCATGCTGGCGCTCGGGCGGCTGAAGATCCATCGGCGCTGCGTCAAGACCATCGCCGAGGTGCGCGCCTATGTGTGGGATGAGAAAGCCGCCAAGAGAGGCGCAGAGCAGCCGCTCAAAGAGCACGACCACGCAGCGGACGCATTGCGCTACTTCTGCAAAACCATCGTACGCGACCGTGACCTGACCTGAGGGTACGTTTTGTCGGCATCAACAAATCATTGGTTCAGACCTGTCAAGGATTCCTTGACAACGCAAAGCGTGGAAAGGGGCCAGCGCCATGTTTGACCGATTCTTTCGCTGGCTGAGGGGAGTGATAGACCGGATGCTGGACAGTAAAACAGCCAAGCGTATGGGCGTGAGCGTTGCGGTGTCGGACGTCATGCAGCAGGCAATCAGCAAGTGGATGGACATGTACCGCGGCAAGGCGTCCTGGCTTGCGACGAACACGCAGCACCTCAGCCTGCCTGCCACGATTGCGTCCGAGATGGCCACCATGGTCACGCTGGAGGCTGAGGTCAACCTATCCGGCAGTTCCCGCGCGGAGTGGCTTGCCGCGCAGGTAGCCCCCCTGCTGGAGCACCTGCGGCTGGTGGTCGAATATGCCTGCGCCGAGGGCGGTATGGTGCTCAAGCCGTATGTGGACGGAAAGGACATCGCCATTGACCTCGTGCACGCTGATGATTTCTACCCCACGTCCTTCAACAGCCGCAGGGAAATCACCGGCGCCATCTTCCTTGAGCGCAAGCGCAACGGCGACACGCGGTACGTGCGGCTGGAAACGCATCAGCTCACCGATCAGGGCTACCGCATCACCAACCGTGCGTTCAAAGGCTCTGGCGATTACGATGCCATGCAGGAGATACCGCTCACCGACGTTGAGGATTGGGCCAGCCTGCAGCCGGACGTGAACATCGAAAACGTTGCCCATCCGCTGTTCGGCTACCTGCGCATCCCGTTGGGCAACACCATCGACCCGAAAAGCCCGGTGGGGGTGAGCGTGTATGAAAAGGCGTGCGGCGTGATCGAGGAGGCCGACAAGCAGTATCAGCGCCTTCTGTGGGAGTACGAGGGCGGCGAGTTGGCCATCGACGCGGTTGAGGATGCTTTTGAGGTGGACCCGAAGTCCAAGCAGGTGCGCCTGCCCGTTGGCCGTGAGCGGCTCTTCCGGCCCAACAAGCTCGACCCCAAGGCGCTCACCGGCGACACGCTCTTTAAGACCTTCAGCCCAGATCTGCGCGACACTGCCTACATTCAGGGCTTGAACAAGCTGCTCCAACGCGTGGAAGACCTGTGCGGCCTCTCGCGCGGCACGCTGAGCGACCCCAACGAGGATGCCCGCACCGCGCAGGAGATCAAGCAGACCCGCCAGCGTACGTACGCAACCGTGACCGGAATTCAGCGCGCGGCCCAAAAGGCAATTGACGCGCTACTGCTGGCCATGGATACCATCGCGACGCTCTACAAGCTGGCACCCACGGGCAAGTTCGAGGTGGCCTACGTGTGGGATGACAGCATCGTGGTGGACGCGGAAACCGAGCGCCAGCGCGACCTGGGCGAGGTGCGCGACGGTCTGATGATGCCGTGGGAGTACCGCGCGAAATGGCGCGGCGAGTCGGAGGAACAGGCGAAAGCGATTCTGGCTACAGCAGACGAACCGTCTGATGATATGCTGCTCGGCTTTGCCCCGAAAGCGTAAGGGGTGACGCCGGATGCTGCCCGCCGATTATCTGGACACCGTCGCCGAACCACTGGTCGAGCTTTGGAGCAAGGTCGAGCGTGATATCATCGCCGATATCGTGCGCCGCCTGATTCAGGCGGATTACCTCACCCCCACAGCCAAATGGCAAACCATCAAAGCCCGCGAGATGGGCATGGCGCAAACGGAGGTTGTGCGCCGCGTGGCAAGGGCCAGCAAGCGCAGCGAGGGCACGGTGAAGCGCCTCGTGGCGCAGGCCAGCGCAGAATCGCTCGGCGTGAGCGCCGCGCAATACAAACAGGCCGGAATGGACACCGCACCGCTCAGGGGTTCTGCCGCCATGCAGCGCATCGTGGAGACCGGTGCCAAAATGACCAACGGCCTGATGCGCAACTTTACCCGCACGCTGGCCAGAACGGCGACCAAGGCGCTGGAGAACTGCCTTGATGAGGCGTGGTTGCAGGTCACATCCGGGTCGTTCTCGCTCGGGCAGGCACTGCGCTCACTGGTGCGCGCGCTGGCGGGCAAGGGCATCACCAAGGTCGCTTACCCCAGCGGCCATCAGGATCAACTGGACGTGGCCGCCCGCCGCGCTGTGATCACCGGCGTTAATAACACGGTGGGCGAGGTGCAGTTGCAAGCCGCGGCGGACATGGGCACCGACTTGGTGCAGGTGTCCAGCCATCCGGGCGCGCGTCCAACCCATGCCATCTGGCAGGGCGGCGTATACAGCATCAGCGGAAAGCACCCCAAATACAAGCCCTTCCGCGAAACCACCGGATACGGCACAGGCCCGGGCCTTTGCGGGTGGAATTGCAAGCACAGCTTCTACGTGTTCATCGAGGGCGTGAACGAACAGCTGCCCATGAATGACACGCTCAACGGCAAGAGCAACGATGAGCTCTATGAAGAGAGCAAGCGCCAGCGCGAGCTTGAACGCAGGATACGCGCGAGCAGGCGTGAGTGCGCCGCTTTGGATGCCGCTCGCACCACCTCCAAAGACCCTGCTCAGCAAGCCGCATATAACGCGGAGTTCGCCAAGGCAGCCAAGCTGCTCAAGCGGCGGGAAGCCAAACTGGCAAGCTATTGCAAGGAAACCGGCAGGAAAAAGCTGGTTGACCGTGTGCAGGTGGAGGGGTATAATCAAAGCGTATCCAGCAAAGCAACCGCCGCCGCAAAAGCAACGCCGCAAGCATTCAGGCAGCTTGCCACAACATCGGATGGCCTGCAAACCAAAGCGACGGCCCACCTGCTGGAGCAGGCCGCCAAACGCGGTGTTGACAGCAAGGCCATCAACGGTGCAATCAGCGCACCGCTGCATGTGAAGCCCGTCAAAGCGGATGAGCATGGCCGCCGCAGCCAGCAGTATATCGGCGATGATGCGACGGTCGCCATCAACCCGGATACCGGCAAGGTCATCAGCGCGTGGAAGACGGGCAGGCAAACCCGCAAAAAGCATCAAAAGGAGTGAGCCCTATGGCAGTACAATTCAAATGGACAGACCGGCAGCGGGAAGTGTTGCGGCATATGGGCTTCCCCCACGACAGCGATACGGTGGACGAGGATCGTCTGGCTAATCTGGAAGAGATGGTCAGCGAGCACTTGCAACTGCACGGCTTGGCTGACGGCGATGAACTGAACGAAGTCGGCCTTACCTGCGAAACCATCTTGGACGAGATCGCCAAGGTATAACCGCCAAGCGAAAGCGAGGCGGTTTTTCTATTTTGTCCGGCACTCGAATTCGGAACTGAGCGTCACGCAGCAATGCGCGGCGCTTTTTTCATGCCTTCCGCTGCACAGGCGTTAAAGAGCGCGGCTTAGCGTTTGCGGGCTTTGGCGTACCCAAACCCGACGATGAGGTGCAACCTCGTAAAACATTAGCGTAATCGAAAGGAGCTATCAACCATGAAACGTGAGGAACTGGAGAAATTGGGGCTGACCAAGGAGCAGATCGACGCGGTGATGGGCATCCACGGCGTGGACGTCGAGGCGCACAAGGCTACGCTCAAGGGCAAAGAAGATGACCTGGCCGCTCTTCGGCAGGATGTCTCCGCCAAGGATACGCAGATCACCGACCTTTCCGGCCAGCTGAAAAAGCGCGATGAAGACATGAAGGCGCTCCAGAAGGATGCCGGAGCGAGTGCCGAGCTGCAAACCAAGCTGGCCGACCTTCAGGGCAAGTACGACGGCGATACCAAGGCGTTGCAAACCAAACTGGAACAGCAGCGCTACGACTATGCCGCCGAGCAGCTGTTCGTTGGCGTACCGTTCGCCTCCAAGCTCGCTCGAAAGGCTGCCGTGGAGGACTTCAAAGCCAAGGGCTTCAAGCTCGCCGACGACGGCAAGGGCTTTGTGGGTGCCGATGGCTACATCGACTCGCTCAAGAAGGATGACCCCGCCGCGTTCCTCCCGGACAAGCCCCCCGAACCCAAAGAACCCGAACCTGCACCCCCTGCGTTTTCCAAGCCGCTCGGCGGCGGTGACGGCGGGGCCGGTGCCAAGGGGTTTTTCACAGGCGGTGGGCTGAACTACGTTCGCACTCCCCCTACTAAATAACGGCAGGGCATGACCCTGACCCATGACAGGAGGTAACCCACATGGCAGCTTTGAACTATGCGGTTCAGTACAGCGAATCGCTGGCGACGATGTTCCCCTATGTGCTCTACTTCGGTCGCCTGTACGCGACCCCCAACAACGGCCGCTATCGCATGGGCGAGGATGGCCGCAGCGTCAAGATCCCCCGGCTGACTGTCGGTGGTCGCGTGGACGCGAACCGCGACGCCATTGGCACCGCTGCCCGCAACTACGATAACGACTGGGAGACCAAGACGCTGACCAACCAGCGTGTGTGGAGCACCCTCGTGCACCCCAAGGACGTCGACCAGACCCATATGGTCGCCACCATCGAGAACATCACCACGGAGATGAACAATACGCAGAAGTTCCCCGAAATGGATGCGTACACCATCTCCAAGCTGTATGCCGACTGGCGGGCGCTCAACTACGCCCCCGACATCGTGACCCTGACCGTCGACAACGTGCTCTCGACCTTCGATGCCCTGATGCAGCGTGCGGATGAGAAGCGCGTGCCGCTCACCGGCCGCATTCTTTACGTGCTGCCCGCTGTGCAGCGCCTGATCAAGAACGCCTCGGGCATCACCCGCAACATCAACGCCCAGCAGAGCAACGGCGTGATTGACCGCATCGTGCAGGCTCTGGACACGGTCGAAATCGTCGGCGTACCCCCCGAGCTGATGAAGACCCTGTACAGCTTCACCTCCGGCTGGACCCCGAGCGCGAGCGCCAAGCAGATTCAGATGGCGCTGATCCACCCGCTGGCCGTGATCACCCCGGTGAGCTACGAGTTCGCAAAGCTTGATGAACCCAGCGCGCTGACCAATGGCAAGTACTACTACTTCGAGGAAAGCCATGAAGACGCGTTCATCCTCAACGCTAAGGCTGACGGCATCCAGTTCGTGATGGCCGACGCCGGTGCTGCCGGTGCGATCACCGTGGCTTCTGCCGCGGGCACCGCGACCAACGGCGACACGGTGATCACCGTGACCGGCACCAAAGAAGGCGGCACTACGCTGGCCTACAAGATCGCCGCGACCGCGATTACTGCGCCCGGTTTGGGCGAAGTGCCCAGCGGCTACACCGCGTTCGCCAGCGGCGCGACCCTGTCCGGCCAGACCGCCAGCCACTACATCCGTGTGGTCGAGCTGAACGCGGACGGCAAGGTGATTGCCACCGGCACGGCGCAGCTGACGGTGAAGGCGTAGTAACCTGACGAACCAACCTGCCGCCGCGCGAATGCTCGCGCGGCGGCTTATCCCATCTGAGGGAGAGGAGCAGCTATGAAAACCGTTCAGAAAGACAACCGCGTCGAAACCATCAACGATACCGACCTTCCCGAGGCCGTGAAGCGGGGCTGGCGGGAGATCAACCCCGAGACCGGCGAGCCCATCGCGGTCAACACGCCTTCACGCTCCATGGCCGCGCTAGAGGCCGAAAACGCCGACCTGCGTAAGAAGGTGCAGGAGTTCCCTGCTGCCATGCAGGCAGCGCATACGAGGATCACTGAACTGGAAGCCGAGACCGCCAGCCTGAAGGCCGCGCTGGCGGCCAAGGATACGTCCGGCGAGGCCCCCAAGGGCAAATCCAAGGGCAAGGCCGCCGACAAGCCGCCCGAAGGCGATGAGCTGCGCATCGATACCGCTGCCGAGGGCAAAGCCGCCGAGTAATCGGGAAAGGAGGCCTCCGGATGGGCTACATCACGCTTGACTACTACACCAACACATTTCATGGACATCCGATCAGCGCCGACGCATTCCCGCGCCTGGCTGATGATGCGGGCATGATGATCGACAGCATCGTGCAGCGCCCCGTAGGCGATGCGGATAAGGCAGGCGACCTGTTCAAGCGGGCCGTGTGCTACCAGACCGAGGTGCTTGCACTGGCCGGGGGCGTGCCTGCGCTGGCAGAGGGAGAGGCAAACGGGCGCTTGCTGTCTGTGAGCAACGACGGCTACAGCGAACACCGCGAGCGCATCAAGGAGGCCCATACCCTGAACGGCCTGCCGGTATCCTCCATGGCCATGGCGACGTTACAGCAGATGGGGTACTTGAAGCGCTGGGTGTACGCGGGGAGGGAAACGCCGTGAGCGAGCTGAACGCCGTGCTCTTCAGCGACACCGTCACCCTATACAACCGCTACCGCATTGGCCATGATGACCGTTGGCAACGAACCGTATTGCATGGCGTGCAGTACCGTGCCAAAACCGAAAAGACAGTTGACGAAGGCGGCCTCCACCTTGCGCAGAGCGTGAGCGTGACCATCCCGGTCAACGCAGACGCAGGCGGCCGGCACTATCTGCCGCCGCACCTGTTCGCTGTGAGTGAAAACCGCGCTGCCTACTGGACGCTGGACGCGGAGCACAACCTCGACGTGATCGTGAACGGCGAATGTACCAAAGAACTGTCTGGCACTTACACGCTCGACCACCTCCGCAAGGAGCACCGCTATGTGACCGTCAAAGGCGTATCCGACAACACGGTGCGCCCACGCCTCAAACACTGGCGGGTGATCGCGCAATGAGCAAGGCGGGCTTTAACATCCAGACGCCGCGCGGCATGATCGTGATCAACGGCGACTGCCGCGCCGAGATCGTCTGGAATGCAGGGTTTGGCCAGAAGGTGTCCGGTGCGCTGGATGTGGTTCAGGCGTGGATCGACAATGAGGTACTGGCGCGCTGCAACCCCTATGTGCCCATGGACAGCTCCATGCTCAACAAAAGCGGCATCCTGTTCACGGTACTGGGCAGCGGCGAGGTGATCTACAGCACGCCCTATGCCCGCCGCCACTACTATAATCAGCCGCTGGTGGACAGCCTTGGCAGGCACTATGGGCCATCCACGTTCCAAGGCGCGCCCATGCGCGGCGCCTACTGGTTTGAGCGCATGAAGAACGAAGGCGGCAAGGAAGCCATCCTGCGTGGCGCACAGATCATGCTGGAAAGGCAGAAAGGGAGGTGAGGGCATGGCGACGGTATCCCAGAGCATCATCACGTGGCTGGGCACGAACCCCACGGTGGATGTGGACACGGACGTGAACACCGACATGCTGGCTGCGCAGGCGCTTGCCATGGCCCTGTACAAAACCCCGCAGGCCACTGTGATTCCCTATGTGGATGGCACGCGCGACATTACCGGCTACTACAACTTCCTACTGCGGCAGCGCGCCAATCAGGAGGCCAAGCGGCGGGACAATCAGGCGTGGCTGGAAGCGCTGGAGGCGTGGGTGTATGCCCAGCAGATGGCGCGCACCTTGCCCAGCATGGACGCGGGCCGCACCTGCCACCGCGTGTTCATCGCCAACACCTTCTACATGACGAGCGCGGAAACGGATGAGGCAGTGTACCAGTTGACCATCGGCATCAATTACACAGAAAAGGCGGCCTGAGCGCCGCGGGAAAGGATGGATTCATATGTCTCAAAAAGTCATGCGGTATGATATCGCGGACTTCCTCAAGGTTACCCCCGCAGGTGGTTCGGCAGCCTATCATCTGCTGGGTTTGGGCGTCACCAAGCTGGACGAGAGCCCGAACCCCAAAACCAACACGGACGCCTATGTCGACAGCCGCAACGGCCAGACGGTGCTGACCGGCTATGACAACAGCTTCCCCATCGACAGCCAGCTGATCCCCGATGCGGCAGCCGTGGCCGCGCTCTACAAGGTTGCCCACGACCAGTTGACCGGCGCGGATGCCGAGTTCGAGTTCGTGCGCGTCGACCTGTATGACCGCGTGGGCAGCACCGGCAAGGTGTACCACGCACGCCACTTCAACACGACCTTTGTGCCCGGCGACATCACTGGCGCGGCCACGGAGGTAATGAGTTTCTCAGGCGACCTGAACCAGAACGGCGACATGGTCCCCGGTACCTTCGACCTCGATGCCAAGGCCTTCACGGCAGGCGCTGCTGGTACCTATTATGCGGTGACCATGACCGTGGTGCCGGTGAGCGCTGAGGTGATCCTGCGCAACGCGGACAACGAACAGATCCCGGTGACCGTGAACGAGGTGACCGGCGTTGTGACGATCCCCGCGCTGGCCAACGGCACCTATGGCTACACCGTGTTCGCCGATGGCTACGTGACGCAGGTGGATACCTTCACGGTATCGTCCGCCACCGTCGCCATTGACACCATCACACTCGTGGAGCCTGCTTAACACCTCGCAGGGGCGCAGCGAACCTGCGCCCCTGCGATGACAACATGAGGTGATTCAATGGACGCGCAACGCAATCAATCCGAGGGGCTGGAAATCCGCCTGCCGGATGCTGCCGGTATGTATCAACCTGCCGCCCATGTCAACTACACCATCCGGCCCGGTCAGGGGTTCAACATCAATCTGGACGTGTTCAACGCTGAGCTGGTCGAGGCGAACGCAGTAGACGTGAAGACGGCCGTGAACGCGTTCATGCAAGACGCTATCAGCAAGGCTGCGACGCTCGGTTTCCCTGTCGGGGAATGAGGAGGATATATGCGCAAGGTCAGCTTCCAATACCAGCCCGCACCGACCATCGAGGTGCAGGACCGCAACGGCGAATACCAGGCGTTTGAACTGCAGGCCAGCGACGCTGATATCTTTGACCGCGCGCTGGAGCTTGCGGCAAAGTACCGCAAGCTGAAGAAGGACACAAAGCCCAGCATCGTGCTCAAAGCGCTCAAGGAGTGCACGTCCATCGTGAATACCATCCTTGGCGACGGCTCCATGACGCGCCTCAGCTGCGGCAAGCCGCTGTGCATCTCCGATGCGCTGGATCTGATGGCCGCCATCACCCGCGAGGCTTCCGCAAGCTACGCGGAGCGGCTCGGCGAGTACAATGAATAAGCTCACGCTCTCCAAACGGCCCGAAAATGCGCTCCCCGAGCACGTTGTGCTGAACGGGGAGCGCTATTTGGTTCGCGCGGGTTTCAGGACCATCCTGACCATCAACCGGCTGCTGAGCGACACGGAAGTGGAAGACCGTCACAAGGGATGGAAGCTGATCGACCTGTTCTATGCGCAAAGCCCGCCGCCTGAACTGGCCGGTGACGCCATACACGCATACTTCGATTTCATCAGGCCGCCTGAACGGGAAGTCGACCCGGACGCAGGCAGGATGGACTACGAGCACGATGCGGACGCGATTTATGCGTCGTTTCGGATGCAGTATCACATCGACCTGCTCTCGCCGGATACGCACATGCACTGGTACGCCTTCTCCGCGCTGCTGGCCGGGCTGGGAGAGGGAACGCCGCTGGTGGAGCGCCTGCGGATGCGCACCCTTGACCTGTCCAAGCTCAAGGGCAAATCGAAGCGCCGCGCGTCCATCGCAAAACGCAACGCGCAGATACCGGTGCGGATTGGAACGGCAGATAAGCGGCAGTATCAAGAGCTGGCCGATGCACTCATGAACGGCGGCGACATCAGCGCCATTCTAGGCCAAGAATAGAGGTGAGCCCCATGCCGGACGGTAGCCTTACCTTTGATACCAAGGTGGATGAAGCCTCGTTCTCCAAGTCCATGGATAGCCTGACGGCAGCCGTCAAGGAAGGGCTCGATACCATCAGCGCGAAGCTCGATGCTCTGGCCACGTTGATCGACACCAAATTCACCACCGCCATGGGCAGCGTGAAATCCGAAGTATCCGAAACCATGGAGAGCGTTGAAAACAGCGTGAGCGGCGGCATCTCCAAGGCGGGGAGCGCTACCGCGAAATCCATGGAGGATGTGGCCAGCGAAGTATCCGATGGCCTAGACACGGTGAGTGCGGACGTGAACCAGCGCTCGCTGGCAGTAGCGTCCGCCGTGGGCACCATGCTTGGCAACATGGCCGGTAACCTGATTACCAGCGCGCTCGGCAATGCCAAGCAGTACATCATGGACAGCATTGCGGTGGCCAGCGACCTGGCCGAGGTGCAAAACGTCGTAAACACAACCTTTGGCGAGAATACAGGCGCCATCGATAAGTGGGCCAAAGCGGCCAAAGAAGCCTATGGCATGAGCGAGCTCAAGGCGAAGCGCTTCACGAGCACAATGGGCGCGATGCTCAAGAGCATGAAGCTCTCAGGCGATCAGGTACTGGACATGTCCGAGGGCATCGCAGGACTTGCGGGCGATTGGGCCAGTTTCTACAACCTGAGCCATGATGAAGCCTTCGACAAACTCAAATCTGCCATGGCCGGTGAAACCGAGGGCGTGAAAGCGCTCGGCATCAACATGTCCGTGGCGAATTTGGAGGCGTTTGCGCTTTCGCAGGGGATCACGAAAACATACAGCAGCATGTCGCAAGCGGAGCAGGCTACGCTTCGCTACAACTTCCTCATGGAGGCGACCGCCGACGCGCAGGGCGACTTTGCGCGCACGAGCGACGGGTATGCCAACCAGCAGCGCATCCTTGACACGACGATGGAGGAGCTCTCCGCGACGGTCGGCAGCCTGTTTCTGCCCGCCGCGACGGCTGCCGTGGGCATCCTGAACACGCTGGCCACCGGGGCCAAGGGTGTGGTGACCGCCATTGCCGGTATCTTCACGCCGCCCGCACAGGACGCGCTCACGGTTGCCGTGGCAAGCGGAAAGGCAGCTTTCAACGATTTCGAGCAAGCCGTCAAGGACAGCGACACGACCTTTGCCAACAATAAAGCCGAGATACAGGCCCGTTATGATCTCGCCACGCAGTACCTGAACGCCCTAACTGCGCTTGAGCAAAAAGAGGTCAAGACCGATCAGGACGTTGAGGCCATGAAGGCGGCAACGGCGGCACTGGTCAACCTGTACCCCGATCTGAAGGCGAATCTTGACCCCGTAACGGGCCTGTTTGCCAATGGGTCGGCGGCGATCCGCGGCTTCATCACAAGCCTTAACGAGCTGGCCGTGTACGACCTGTACGAAAGCAAAATGAAAGCCAACGCGGCCTTGATTGCGCAGGCGTACGACAGTCTGGTGACAGCCAACGCGACACTTGCCGAGGCGGTTGCAGCCCGAAGCGCCAAAGAGGCGGAGTATAACGCCATAGCGACCGCCCAAACCGCACTGGTACAGATGAATGCTGATGCCATCGACGCGTCCACATCGGCGTTTCTGCTTGGGATTGACGGGTTTACCCAGTACTTCAACGTGCTCGAGGATGGCACCGTTGCGCTCAAAGAAGGCGTGGATGCCGAACAGGCGTATCGACTTGCCTATGAGGCGCTGGACGGACCCGCAAGGGCTGCCTATGAAGCCATGTTCACAGCTTCTGACGCAGCCGATCAGGCCAGCGTTTCCGTAACGGGATACACGCAGGATATCGAAACGCTGACCGCCCAGCAGGCTGAACTGCAACAGCAACAGGAGGCGGTCAAGACCGCCATGGCCAGCACAACGCCCACAGCGCAGAGCGCAGGCGACAGCATTACCGGCCTTGGCGACAAAACAGCGGACGCTGCTGACAATGTCGCTTTTGCGGGCGGGACCATTGCCGATGCAATGCTCAAGATTGATGATGCGCAAAGTAAGGCGAGCGAGGCTTCTACCGAGCAGCAAGCAGCCATCGACAAAAACGCGGAATTATCCGAGCTGACTGCCTCCATCGCGGCAAACATCGAAACGGCCAGCAAAGCCGGTACCGATGCGGTGGCGGCGTTGACAGCTGCCAAGCTGACCATTGCCGCAGACGCCAAAGCGGCAATTACCAGCATGGAAAGCCTCACCACCGACCTTGGGCTGTATGTGCTGGCGATGAAGGATACGCTCGTGCTGATCATCTCCGATGCGGAAACCGAAGCGGCAACGGCAGGTGAGAAGTTCGCCAAGGGGGCAAGCGACGGTTATAAGAAGCAGCCCTACCTGCGCAATGCGGTGAACGCTACCATGAATCAGTCGCTTGCGGCCATGCGCAGTTACTTCAACGCATTTGAAAACGTCGGGTATGGGATCATCGACCATGTTGCGGACGGGGTTTACAGCGGGCAGGGAACACTTACGGCGGCCATCCGGTCGGTGATCGCTGCGGCCGTCGCAGCCGCGACAAACGCTGGGACAGGGGGCACCTCGGCTGCAATGGGCATCAATGGAAGCCACGCGAACGGTCTTGCACGCGTGCCGTTTGACGGATACATCGCGCAGCTGCACGAGAATGAAGCCGTGCTGCCGCCCCCCGAGGCTGCCGCATGGCGCGCCATTGCCAGCGGCGAGGGAATGCCGGGATTCGACGCGGCGGGCGTGATTCAGGCCATCCGTGAAAGCAGCGGCGGCCCGATTTATGTGTCGCTGACCATCGATGGGGAAGACCTGTCCGAGATCATTGAACCGAAGATTTCCACGTTGCAGGGGCAACGGCTGAGGCTGAAAGGGAGGTGACGCGGCATGAGCGTATGGCTGGACGGCATCGGGCTGGATAGCCTCAACAGCACCATCCGCGTCAAGGGCATCCTGATCGGCGCGGTAGACACCACCGAAATCATATCCGCGAACGCAAAGTACAGCGGGGTGCGGTATCTTGGCCAGATGGAGAACACGCGGCAGGTGCGCGTGACCTTCAAGGTGCTGGATGCCACCCCGGCGCGCCGCGAACAGGTGCTTGCCGAGGTGCTGGAGTGGGCGCTGGGAACGCAGCTGGAGGTCATCCATCGCCCTGACCAGTACCTGAACGTGCGGTGCACCGATTATCCCAGCCTTGAGTTGATACGGGACTATGCAGGCAAGGATATCGTGATTGGGTTCACAGCCTTTGACCCGGATTTCAAGGCCAAATACCCGACGATTGTATCGCTGGCCACAGCCGCAGGCGTGACGGCCTCAGCTTCCATCGCGCCGCCTGGCACGCAGGCCATCACGTTTCTGGAGGCGGAAATCCGCAACGACGGCGCCACGACCATGAACACGGCCAGCATCAGCGTGAACGGCAGGACATTCGCCTTTACAGGGCTGGGACTTGCGGCGGGGAAAACCCTGATCATCGCGCGCAACGCCCAGTGCAGGCTGACCATGGCCATCGACGGCTTGAGCGTGCTGGACAAGCGCACCGCCGCCAGCGATGACGACCTGATCCTGATGCAGCGCGTGCCCAACACCGTGAGTGTGCTGAACGCCAATGCCTGCGCTGTGAAGCTGATCGCGAGGGGGCAGTACCGGTGAAAGAGATGATCGACATCCGGCTGCCGCGGCTGATGGATATGAACCTGAACGAGATCACGCGCATTCTGCCGGAGAAACTCAGCTATGAGCTTACGCTGATGGAACCCTCAACCGCGACGCTGGTGATGAACCGAAGTGAGGCCGCTGTCACGGTCGGGCAATTCATGGAACTGTATGAAACGTATGGTTCCATTGGCATCTACCGCATCGAGAAGGTGGCAACCACCTACAAGCCCGGCCTGTGGGACCGCATTCTGCAGGCCGTTGGGCTGCGGGAAGCCACTCTGACAGTCACGCTGCGGCACGCGATCTGCACGCTGGAGGATGGCATTATCTTCGGCTATCACGAATACGGCGGGACAGGCGTGAACCTGCAAAGCGTGCTCACGGCGCTCATTGCCATGCAACCGACACCATACTGGCGACTTGGCACGGTCGACTATGCCACGCAGTATCAGTACAGCTTTGAAAACGAAAGCAATCTGCTGGATGCCATCCTGAGCACGGCGGAGCCCATCGCGGACGAACACCGCTGGACGTTTGATTTCACCGCCAGCCCGTGGACCCTGAACCTGATCACGGCCAGCGATGACTACTGCGAGATGCGCATGAACCGCAACGCAGACACCGTGAAGGTCGATGTGGACCGCTCGCAGATGGTGAACCGCATCTATCCGCTGGGCTATGGCGAGGGCGTGAATCAGCTGACCATTGCCACGGTCAACGGCGGCGTCAAATACCTTGAGGATACCGCCTCACAGGCTGCATGGGGCATCGTGGCGCTGCCATACCCGGACACGACCATAACCGATGCCGCAACGCTGCGGGCTGTTGCGCAGGCCCAACTGGACGCGCGCAAGGAGCCGACCATCACCGTATCCATTACCGGGGCTGACCTGTCTGCACTCACGGACGAATCACTTGACCGGCTGACCGTGGGCCGGATGTGCAGGACGCCGCTGCCGGATTACGGGGTCACGGTGCTGGAGCGCATCGTGAGCGTGCGCAAGACTGATGTGTATCGCGACAATGCCAGAGCGCAGATCACGCTGGCCAACCGGAATGCTGACTCGGTCGCTGAGATGGCCAGCGCTGCGCGCAAGGCAATGATTGGCGAGTTGTACAGCCAAGGCGCGACCAACCAGTACGCGGTGCATTTCGCGGACAATGCGGATGCGTCCAACCCCGCCGAGCTGTCCTTTTACGTGGACGAAAACGCGGTGCATATCAACAGCGTTGCGTGCAGGTTCAAATTGCAAGCATTTCGAGGGTACTCCAAGGGCGCGGCAAGCGGTGGGGGAAGCACCAGCGGCGGCGGCGGGGCATCCAGCACATCAACATCGTCAGTTGAGCGTACGGCTACCGTTGCAGTATCGACGCCGACTGATCCGGCAGATGGGTCTTCGATGCTCTATACAGGCAACGCAAACGGTTTGGTGGGCCTGCACTCGCATATATACTCCCATAAGCATAGTGTGGTGGCGTATGTCACCATCCCAGGGGTCACGCTCACCGTGCCCAGCCACACGCACAGCACACCAAACCACTCGCATGATCCGGTGCTGGGGATCTATAAAGGCGGTACTGCGACGGGCGTGACGGTCAAGGTGGACGGGAACATCGTGCCGTCCGGAGCGATCAGCGGCGGCCAATTCGACGCGATACCTTATCTCAGCAAAGATGCTGACGGCAAAATCACGCGCGGCACATGGCATGACATTGAGATAACGCCCAACGCCAACACCCGCATCGTGGCTGACCTGCACGTGAAGACGTTCATCCGCTCGATTACGGGCGGTAACTACTGAGGAGGCATACCATGAGCCTGACTGTGCGGCATCCCTATACGGTGGACATTGCGAGCGGTACCAAGAAAGAGATGATCAGCGCGCCGCTGGTCTATGGCGACGCCAACGGCCATGAGGTGGCCGTGACCGTGCGCGACAGCGGCACAGATGCTGTACTGACAGGATACAGCGGCATACTCTATGCCGTGCGCATGGCCGACAGGGTGACCATCCCCAACGAGGCGGCTATCGTCGGCAATGTCGTGACGGCCAAACTGGCGCAAAGCTGCCTGCTGGCGCGCGGGCGCGTCGACCTGCTGCTGACCCTGACCAAAGACGGCGACAGCTTCAGCCCGCTTTGGGTTGAGGCGACCTGCGCAGGGGGCATCACCGACACCATCGCCGATCCGTCCGAAATCATCCCGAGCCTGAGCGATCTGCTGGCACAAATATCTGTGATGGCGGGTGCAACAGCCGCCGCAAATGCGGCGGCCACGGAAGCCAACGAAGCGGCGGAAGCTGCAAACACCGCAACGGACAATGCGCAGGATGCAGCCGATGCCATCACAGACATCACCGCCGAAGCGGGTACGCTTGAGCCGGGCGCGCCTGCCACGGCATTTGCGGAAACCGACCCCGAGGACGGGCACATCAATCTGGTGTTTGGCGTACCGCAGGGCTTGCAGGGGGTACGGGGCACAAAGACGTACAGCGGCACGGCCATCACCGGCACCAGCACCACGCCCACCGCCTACGCCACCGGCATCACCGCTGCGCTGCCGGGTGACCGCTACCGCTACAACGGCACGGTGACGGCGCATGTGGGCAACGAGTACGTGTGCACCGTGGGCGGCGACGCGGACACGGCGCTGTGGGCGTATGACGGCAATGTGCGGGGTGCGGCGGGGACGGGGAATGTGAGCTACGTCAACGAAATCGAGCCTGATGTGGACGGGAACGTAACGCTGGATGCGGGCGACATCCCCACGACAAGCGGCACCGTGCAGGGAGATCTGGACGACAAGGCCACCGGCAGCACCACGACCTGCACCCTGCCCACAAGCGGCTGGAGCGGGAGCGGGCCGTATACCTACGCCGCCACCGCCACGGGCGTGACTGCCACCAATCTGGTGCTGGCCGGGCCTGCGCCAGCCAGCAAAGCAGCTTATGAGGATTGCGGCGCCTACCCCAGCGCGCAGGGGGCGGGGATGCTTACATTTACGGCGGAGAGCGTGCCCAGCGAATCGATCACGGTCAACGTGGCCGTGTTCGATCTGTAAGGGGGTTGCTAGATGATACTGCATATGGGCGGCGGGGGCGGCAAGAAACAACTGGCCGTTACCGTTGTGGGGAGCGCAGTGCAGCCCGCTGGGGCCGCAGGGCTGATTTGGGTGGACACGGATTTGGCGATGGGTATGTGGACTGCCGCGGTCGCGCAGCCGACCAGCCCCGATACGGGCGACGTGTGGATACAGACGGACGCGACGAGCGCGACCATCATCGATCTGCTGATTGACAATGCCGCGCTGATTAACGTCCTGCGCGTCAAACAGTGGACAGGCACCAAATGGGCGTCGGTCGGCGCGTGGTATCACGACGGAACAGACTGGGGACGCATCAGCAGCGCTTTTGACCCCGAGACGGATATCAGCTACACGGGCGACATGGACTTCGTGGATGAGGGCGACGGCAACTGGAACATCACGCTAACAACGTCTGGCACGCTAACCTTTACAGTCGAGCCGCCCGAGGCTGCCATTGATGTGCTACTGGTGGCCGGTGGGGGTGGGGGCGGCAAAGCACTGACGGATTCGGGCGGCGGCGGTGCCGGTGGTGGCGGCGGTGCTGTGTACGACGAGGATCACGCTGTTACGGCGGGGGATTACCCCGTGGTCATAGGCGCAGGGGCAGTCGCAACGACATCTTCTAGCGTGCGCGGCAACCTTGGTGGCAACAGCACGTTTGACGGGCTGACAGCAACCGGTGGCGGTGGCGGCGGCAGCGGCACATCCACCACTGGCAGAGGCGGCGGGTGCGGTGGCGGCGGCGCAGCCAACGCGGGCAGCGGTGCAGCAGGCACGCAGGGCGGGAATGGCGCAAATGCGGGGGCTATCAACGGCGGCGGTGGTGGCGGCATGGGCGGGAACGGATCCGGCACAGCTGGCGGCGTAGCGCTGTCCAACAGCATCACCGGCACGGCAGTAGGCTATGCTGGCGGTGGCGGCGGTGGCGTTTCGGGGGGCGGTGCCCAGAGCAACACGCCCGGCGGTGGCGGCGGCGGCGGCTGGAACACGGGCAACCCCACAGGGGGCAAAGACGGCCTGATGATCTTCCGCAACGCGCGCAGCTAGGAGGGATAGCATGATTTATGCGATGATCTGCGACGGTGTGGTGATAAACACAGTCGTGCTGGACGCGCGCAACGCGGGGGCATTTGACGGCGCTGTGCCCATCGGCGACGTGGCGGCGGGCATCGGCGACACGTATGTGGATGGCGCTTTCTGGCGTGACGGCGTGCGCCTGCTGACCCCACTGGAAGCGGCGCAGGATACCATTGCGGCGCTGGACGCGGCGCTGGTGGAATTGGAACTGACCAACGCCATGATGGCACTGGGCATGTAAGGAGGGATTGGGATGCTATATCAGGTGCTTACACGGATGATTGACCGAGGCGCGCTGGATGGCTTGCAGGACAAAATCGATGTGCTCTATGCAGTTGGCCGACTGACGGTCGAGGAGTACACGCAGTTGACTGAGAGTATCGCGCGCGGTTGATGTAATTAGAGGCGGGCAAGGGCCCGCCTTTTGCATGGAAAAAGGAGGGGTTTCATGGCAACCAAGATCACGAATGCCGCGCTGATCGCGGCTGGCGAGGCAAAGCTTCGGGCGGTGCAATCCGCGCCCATCCTCTACGCGGAGATGGACTGTCAGGCGCTGGTAGAGGCGCTGCTGATCGAGTGCGGCATCCCTGCCAAGGTGTGCAATTTGGCGGGCAGCAACGCGCACTTCCGCGCCTGCGATTGGCGCGGAACGCCGGAGGAGTGCGTGAAACAATTCGGCGCGGTACCGGGCGGCGCGTTTCTGTTCATCGTGGAGCCGGAGAGTGACGCGACCCCCGCCAAGTACCGGGGCGACGGCATGGGCGATGCCAACCACATGTATGTGTACCTGGGCGGCGGGCGTGCCATCCATTCTTCGCAGAGTCGCGGCGGTGTGTGTGAGAGCACCAACTTCAAAGGAACCAAGACCGTGCCCAATGGCGGCGTCAACTGTGTTGGGTTAAGCTGCTGGGTGGACTACGGCCTGAGCGACGAACAGGAGAGCGCCGTCGCCACGCTTGGGGTTAGCACAGTGGCGCAGGAGGCCGTCGTGGCATCGGTGAGTGCAGACACCAGTGCGTACTACACCGTAAAGCAGGGCTGCCTTGGCGGAGCCGTGCGGCGGCTGCAAGGGTGGCTGAATGATCTGGGTGCCTCGCTTCAAGTGGATGGCGAGTTCGGCCCGGCGACAGACGCGGCTGTACGCACGTTCCAGCAGGCGCAAGGGCTGACGGCGGACGGCATCGTTGGCCAGAAAACGTGGGCGGCACTGGCGGAAGCGCGCACGGTGGCGATGGGCGCTAAGACCGAATAATCAAAAGAGCGGGGTGGGTAATGATGGACGGTGTTTGGCGCTGGATTTGCGCCGCGGTTGGTGCGGTGGGTACGTGGATTGCGTACCTGCTGGGCGGGTGGGACGCGGCGCTCGGCCTCATGTTTATCGCCATGGGGCTGGACTATGTGACCGGAATCATCTGCGCGCTGGTGGGGCGCAGCACCAAGACCGAAAGCGGAAGGTTTCTCAGCGCCGTGGCGTACCGGGGCATCACCAAGAAGCTGATGATGCTGGTGATCGTCATGGTGGCTACTATGCTTGACCGGCTGGTGGGCACGGACGGCGTTTGCCGGATCGCAGCCATCGGGTTTTATGCCGCCAACGAGGGTATGTCGATCATCGAAAATGCCAGTTCCATGGGCGTGGTGGTACCGAAGGGGCTTCTGGATACGCTCAGGCGACTCCGCAAGCGCAGCGAAGGCGTAGCGGGGCTGGAAGAGGAAGAAGAAACCGTGGAAAAGAACGACGAATCGAAGGAGGGCTGATCATGAAAAAGTGGGTTAGTCTGATACTGCTTCTGCTGATGATGCCGCTGCTGCTGTGCGGCTGGGCGCTCGTGCCCGGCGCGATGGGCGAGGGCATGGCAGCCGCGCCGGTGGCGTTTGACGCCACACCCATCGTGGCCGCGGGCATCGTGTTGATCGGTGCGGCGCTGGGCGCGGTTCTGTTGTGGCTGACCTATAAGTATCTGGTGCCGCTGCTCAAGGTGCCCATCCTGGGCACGCTGGCCAAATGGGCAGTGGATTTTGCGGAACAGCAGCTGGGCAGCGGAAACGGCGCGGTGAAATTCGATATGGCGGCGGAATATGTGGTGAAGGTGCTGGCCGGATTACATGTGCAGGTCGATCCGGAGCAGATCAGAGCGGCCATCATCAGTGCGTGGACGGCGCTGAATCTGGGGCAGATCGCGGCAGGTATCAAGAACGGCGTTAATACTCAGTTGATTGAATGATATATGCCCGCCGCGAGGCGGGCTCTTTTTTTATTGGAAGTCATAGACAGTCAATGAATCCATTGATTATATGTTATATATGCATTGAGTCTATGATTGACAATGCTCTATCTGCTATAGTTATTATTTCCTTGTCTTGAACGAAACTAACATAGTTTTCATGCTGTTGTTGATATCGGGGATTGGGTTCAACCAGATATTTGCACCACCTGAATTCAATGGCTGGAATCGAGCGAGGAAATTTTATCGGGAATTTATACCCACCTATGCGTTCATAGATCTTTATCGTGTTCAGATCGTGTTTCAGTTGGTTGTTTGCATAATGTAGTGCACTAAAAAAGGACTTATCAGCGGGGTTTGCGACGGCTTGTTTTGGTAATCTGTCATAGCAATCAATTAACCAATGTAGAAAAGTACCAACGCGATAATTGACTTCTTTTTTAAGGTTGTCGTTGTTAAGGTCTTTCCTTGCATTGGCAAGCGTTGCTTTCATTTCTTCATAGCTACGATTGAGGGCATACTGTATCATATGGATTTCTCCTCAATGTTGTCAACATTCAGCGACTTTCTATACTAGCAAGCTGGTATTGCGATTGAGATATTATATCATGTTTTATACAATTCGGTTAAGAATATTCGAGTTCATCTGACTCGCAATTTGACTCGCAGTG